ACCGAGATCTACACAGAGTAGATCGTCGGCAGCGTCAGATGTGTATAAGAGACAGTATAGATGTATTCGCCTCCGCTTTCATTTACTCCTTCCCACAATCCTGATGCAATAGTAAATCCAGTAGATGTTGCATTCACAACAATAGAAGAATTTACATTTTCAGCATAAGATTCATTTGGGACTAAATAGTCATCCATTGATGTACCTCCGCTTCTAACAGTATCAAACATAATCCAATCACGAACCTGATTGGTTCTTTTAATTATAAGAAAATTTGGTTGAAACCCTGTTGTTACCGTTACGGTTGAACTACTTCCACTATAACTCCCTATCTTACTATATCCGCTTACTGAATGGAAGCAGTAGGCGACCCCTTTTTCTTGGCAACTTGCACCTAAAGTAAACACACTATCTGTTGGTTGTGTGTCGTTCCAAACACTTGAAACAGTTAAAAAAGCATCAGGCCTCTGTAAAGCCAATCTTCCTAAATGACCATTACCGTTATTAGCAGCTTGTGCCAATACTTGCCAATAGTTTGTGCTACTTGTTAATGACTTCCAAATGATTAATTCAGGTGCTTGGCTTAATCCGTGTCCTACTGTTCTAACTCCTGAACTTGCATCCATAGTAACAATACTGAACCCAGCATCTGTATTAGCACTAACTTGAACGTTTGCGGCAGTACCACCTCCTGCAACCGCATCGCCTCCGCCTTTCCATACCCAAGCTACCATAGTTCTGCCTGAATAATTTATAAAAGCATCACTACTGTAAGGTGTCAAAGTAAATCCGTTGGCATCAAAGGAAGATAACGTATCTGTGGTGCGTGTATTTTCACCACTTGTACTGTTAGACATTATGAAATTATTTGCGCCCCTAACCGAATCAAAAAGACCGTGATTCTGTGCGCTATTGCGTTGTTTTAACCAAACCAATCCACCATCAGTTTCCAAGTCCATTCCTACATTCGATATGTATTGAGTACTACTATTCCCCTCATACAACACAGTCTTAAAGTTAGATGTATCTTCGCAAGGTTTTTCATTGTATAGTTGGCTAACTTGGTCGCTATCTAATACGGTTGAATAGATGCGTACTTGGTCTATTTTGCCAACAAATGATTGATTCGTTGTACCAAAATATTTTCCAAAATGTAGAGAACCTGCCCACAAAGTAGCTAAACTGCTTGTACCAGTACCCTCCTCTACGCCATTAATGTAAATTTTTGTTGTAGTACCATCTTTAACTCCCACAACGTGATACCATTGATTTGCATTTATTAATGTAGTGCTTAATGCCTCTGTTGAACTTCCGTCTTGCGTAAAATCATTCCCAACAAAACCAATTTTACCATTGGTGTTTACTCTTATGAATGCTGTGTAATTATAAGTGTCATTATCTAATCCTGTAATTTGCTTCCAAGTAGAAGGAGTTGCTTCTTCCGAATTAAACCAAAGTGAAATACTATAATAATTTCCAAGTGAAGTAGAAATATTTGAATCAATGTTTGCAGATGTGCTTCCACTAAAATCCGCAGCTTGACCAAACCTTCCAAATCTATATTCTATATTTGTTTCTGTTCCATCATAGCTTCCTGTTTCATCCTCTGCCGAATTGTCTAATTTGTAATAAGCAACTGGCGTAGTTAATGAAGGGTAGTTTATTGTATCAGTAGTACAATCATATACACAAGCGGTTTCTTCAAATAAATCCTCAACTTCATCAGAAGATAACGCTTTATTGAATATTCTTAATTGGTCTATTGAGCCATTAAAAAATAAAGTATCACTTGTGGTGTGATACATACCTATTGAGTTTTTGCCTGTGGTAGTTGCAGAACCACTCCCTGTTGCACCTGTATTAGTTGCTTTCAAAACATTATCTACATACAAAGTCATTCCTGTTGTAGAAGATTTTACACAAACTACGTGAACCCAAGTGTTCGCAGTAAATGCTGATGTTCCTGAATTTATATAAGTGAAAGTGCCATCAATTGGCATACCAAAGTAAACGGAAGTATCTCCACCTTGACTTGTGGAATTTATGCCTGAACCAAATCTTGCTCCTGCATTACTTCCATTTGCCCAAATGACACTCTGATTGTCTTGTGTTGTGGAGTTTGTATTGAACCAATAGCTTATGCTAAAATTAGAAGCATCTGTAATGCCTAAACTTGTATTTGGTAATTCTATCTTACTACTACTCCCATTAAACCTTGCGCCATAGTTTATTTGACCGCCTACTCCGAACTCAACGTTTGTAGGTGTGCCATCGTAATTACCACTTGCATCACTTCCATCGTAATCCAAAGAATACAAAGCAACGCCGCCATCGGCAGATGTTCCAGTAAATGGATTTACATCTTCGGTTAGACAGGCTGCTTCTGAAGATGCAACTATCCCTCCTACTGGGAAAAATCTTTTATTGAAACTCATATCACTTGTTCTTCAGATGGTGGAAAAAATCTAACTTGATATTGTAATACTGTCTTGTAGGACTTCTTAGCGTTTACCTCAGCTTCTAACCTATTGGCTTCAGCAAGTATATCTGCTCTTTCTGTCGCTACATCCAAGTCTATATCAATGTTTCTTTCCATCTTTCTGATAACTTGCCAATCAGTAGGTTTTAATAGCTCCCCTGCTTTGGACTTGATTTCAGCTAACTTCTGAGCTTTTATATCAGCAATCTTATAACGCTTTTCAGTCTCTCCAGTTGGATCACCATTATCGTCTAAGATAGCTATATCCTGATTGAAATCTATATCGGTAACTGCGTATGTAACTATACTGGATGCTTCGTCAAAATACAATCCTCCCTTTGTTTGAATTTGGGAGTCGTAGCCTGGCTTAACCACATCGTAAAATCCTTCGGCCTCCAACACATCAGTTGAAGCTTTCCTAAAGTTTAGGATTACACTACCATCAGCTTTCTTGTATTCGCTTGGCAGGATTTTGTATAGTTTGATATTTCCGTTTTCTACTCTTGCTTTCATAATTATGCGGTTATTGAAGATGCGTACGTTCCTACTGCGTAGTGATATATTTTACTTCCTGATGAATCATCAGTACAAATAATTTGTATAATGTTGGTGGTAGATCCATCGTAACTTGTTGAACCAACTTTATTGAAGGTTGAACCTATTTCAACAAAAGTAACTGTAAAGTTACCACTTAATATTAGATCTATAACTTGACCTTGCTGAGCATTTGACAAAGTAAATGTAGCGTTAGCATCTATAGTTGCTGTAAAAGTACAAGCACTGTCAAAGTTCAAGGCAAATGAGCTTCCTGTTCCTAAAGGAGATAATTCAGTATAACTTGCAGATAATTGTTGGTGATCTACTCCGTTATCAGAAATCTGAACATCATTAGCATTAACTGTGATACCAGTACCAGCTCCAACGTTTAAGGTAGCATCATCTTCAGTTGCTCCACCAGTAAGACCATTGCCTGCTACAACAGAAGTAATATCCCCATCGAATTGATCTACCCAAGTAAAACCAGTTCCACCATCCCATTGAAGTACTTGATTCGCACTTGGAGAATTTGTAATACTTAGGTGCTCCTCGTCAATAGAACCAGCAGCGTAGTGTTGTGAGTTGATAGTGTCATCTTTGATATTATCTCCATCAACAAATGGAGTTTGAACCACATAAGAACCATCCTGAGATCCGTATATTTCAGTTAGCCTATCATTGATTTTGTCAAACGCATTTCTTAACGGACTACCAGTATTATCATTGGCGGTAGCACCAAGGTATGGGAGACTCCCAATAGAAGCACTTGTTGGTTGAACTAAATTTGCTGTTGCCATATTCTATTCTTTATAATTGTGTTTTATCTGCTTTAAAGATTGTATTATCTGCTGTTATATTTCCACCAAAATAGCTTATCAAATCCGCTGTAAAGGGAGTAACTGGAACGACTGACCAGCAAGTAGGAGCTGAAATATCTGGAATATAATACGTTGTCCATTCCTCATCTCCCCACCCACTGTTATCGTGGATTTCGCAGTACGTCTTTCCCCAGTTTATTGAGTTTGCCATCTTTCTTTTTTAAGTAACTACTAAGCTTAATTTCGTTTTCTTTCTTTGGTTTATACTGTTTCTTTATAAAACCCATCCTTGATAGTAATTTTCTTTATCTGGATATATATCCTCATTGTTATTACTGTAATACTCTGGAAACTTAGAACTCGCATTGAAACTCATATAGTCTATAAACCTATTAGTATAGTATTCAGCATAATCCCTCTCTTTGGTAATCAAAATATCTATCTCCTCCTTTTGAGGCTGGGTGGCATTCTCACTATTATATTTGAATACTCCCCCATTAGCTATTGTATAAGATGCGAAAGGTAAATACTCAGACATTGCATAATGGATAAGCATCGGCTGTACATAATCATTCACCAAAGCAAGATAATCACCAGTCAAAGAATCGGCTAATATATCACTACTGATTTTATCGTATAGGTCAGTCCCCAAAAAGTTCTGGATGTGGATTTCTTGAGCAAGCTTTACAAACTGCAAAAACTTATCAGGATCAACATTTCCGCTTAATGCTGTATTCTTTACGAGGTCCGATCTCTTTATAAAAAGGGGTGTTGCCATTATTCAATATCTTCTATTTGTTCATCTATAGTTTCTTCTACATCTTTCTTCACTCCAGTTTCTTTCTCAATCTCACTATCACTAATCGCATTTGTCAAATCAGTAAATTCAAGAGGTTGTAGAGTCTTAAAGTAGATGTCAAGTTCAATTCCGTTGTATTCTAATATTCTCTCAAGACTATCTATAATAGTAACTTGCATTGGTCTAATAACAGTATTGTCCATAAGGAGCGAAGCTGTCATAAGCTCATCTGCGTTGTTACCAAGACCACTATTGTCTTTTATCCCAACTAACATTGGAGAAACAATACGGTGGGACACCATAATCTTCTTCATACTCTCATCAGAAAGGAATTGATATTGCTGATGGGCATCTGGTACGGTTACAGGGTCAATAGTTGCAGCAAGTTCCTTACTGTCGTTGAATGCAAGAATAAATTTACCTGCATTACTCGTACCGCTAAACTTATCATAAATCGCTCTTTCAATGGCGTCTCTTTGTTCTTTATCAGGAGTTCCGTTGTTAAAGTTAATCAACATAGAAGGCTGTAAGCCATTCTGTATATTATTAATATGGTAGTTGGCAATTTCTTCCTCCAATTCAGAGTATTGCAAGCCACCTTGATAATCCACTGGGGAATAATAATAAAACCCAGCTCTATAGGGTCGGATATATAATATCTCAATCCCATCCTTGCTCATTCCAAAAGCCGATATTCTTTTAGGCTTATCGTTCTTTTGTACTTTGGACCAATCACTACTGTAATAATATGCCTTTATTTCGCCATCAGAAGCCTTCTCAGCCCTTAACGTTTCAATAGGCATATGTTCGACTTGTACGATAGCAGATCGGTCCTTAGAATAGATTATTTGGAGTGCTGCCTGACCCATCATTTTATAGTCATAACAAACCTTTTTCATACAGTCTTTGGAGAATAGCTCCTTCATTTTACTGTAGTCTTCTGGTTTAGACTCGCTGTCGGTAGCATCTAATCCCCTCCCATAAATCATTTCGGCTATCCCATTGACAGCAGCATTATTTGTTGGAGATCCGTTGTATCTATCTATAAGATATTGAAAATATTGATTATCATCTCCATACTCTACCCAATCGTATCTTTTTGATTCTACAACTTGGGGAGCCGTGTAACTTGATAAGTTAACAACGTGGATTGAGTCCTTTGGCTTCACAGGATTTATTCTATTTGGTGATTTTCTCCTTGACATTATATTATAATAAATTCGTTATCGAAACTATCCTCCTCGGTGTACTGATCCTGATTCACATAGTATTTTTCTAAATCTGTTTGGTCAGTGGCGTATATAAGGCCTCTGTATATTTCTGTGGTGTCTTCTGAGGACTTCTCTACAACGTATCTATAGATAGTATCTTCAGTAAGAGAGAAGGTTCCATTTAACACCATATAATCTTGTTCAGTTGTCTTGGTTGGAGTTACGGTTACTGTATTCCTTGTGTCCTTATTAGTTAACTTTATAACTGGAGCATCCGCATCTTCACGAGGGATTATCTTCAGTATTTGGTCTCCTGATGTTGGTAATATTTCCATATAATAAAATAACTAATACCCTATTGAATTGTTTTTGATAAAAAAAAAAAAAAGGGGAGTAAAAC